CAGTTCAAACTGGGAAGGTTGTGCCATGGTTAGTTACCTCAATCGAAGTTGGAGGTGTTGGTAGCACGCACGATCCCAAGGTTCTTGAGTTCGTACACCCTCGACCAGTTGCCAACCGTTGACAGTTGAGCGCGGGTCGGGTTGGCGGTCGTGACGCCCCACTTAGCACCAACAGGGTGGTAGCAGTAGTGCAGGTCGATCGACATGGCATCGCTCTTGGCGAGGATGTCACGGTCGGTTTCGGTCTGCATTGCGAGCTGTTCGCCGGAGGCAACAGCACCCTGGGTGAAGAAGTAAGTGGCGTACTCGGTCGAGCTGCCGCTGCCTTCGGTCTGCACGTCGTCAGACACGATCACGCGCAGACCCATGTAGGTCGGCACGTTCACTTCGCCGCCAAATGCTGCAGCCATTGAACCGCCCGATTGGGTGGAGGTGGTGCCGCGTGCTTCAGCAGTGCTGACGTAATCGATTGCACGGCGCTCAACCAGGTCGTAGTAGACCTTGGAGTGCATGGCAACAGCAGCCAGTTTGTCGCCTTGATCGCCCAGCAGGCTGCGGGCTTCGGCTACGTGACGAGGGCTCAGCGTAGTCGGGGTGTCACCAGACTCGCCGTCGATGCTCAGACCAAAGAAGGCAGCAGACGAGCTGGTGGCGCCGAGGGTGCCGAACACGCCAGCAAGGCAGGACAGCAGATCTTTCTGACGTTGGTTGGCAACGTAGTCAGCGATCTTGGCGCCGATGGCGGCCATGGGATCGGCACCAGCAGCCAAGGCTGCCAGGTCGCGAGCCTCAAAGGCGCGGCCACGATGCAGGATGACGCCAACTTGCTTGTCAGCAGTGATCTTGCCGGGGCTCAGCGAAGTGCTATCGGTCAGCACTTCAAAGTCGCCAGACAGGTTGGCTTTCCAGAAGGGGACGTTGATAAAGTCACCACCCTCAGTTGCATTCAGCTCCGCCAGGGGCTGCACCACACCGCTAGCCAGGAAGGCATCACGCTGCGTGGTTTGCTCGATGACGTAAGGCGTAAAAACCTCTGGGATGATGATGTCAGAGCGAAGAGTCGCCATGATTCATCTCGGGGGAATGGTTTACGGTGTGGGCGCAGCCCCAGGCTCTGTGTGGCGCAGCCATCACGAGCAGACACTCAAATACTAACGGTTAGCTGTTGCCTTCATGCGATCATAAAGGTCACGATCTGTACGGAACAGTCGCGCCTGCTCAGTTAGGTTGAACGAATCACGGCTGAATGGGTTAGCCATGCCTGCCGGAATGCCGCCAGTGCTAGCACCGGCTGATGGTGCGCCGCTGCCTTGTGGCTTGGGTTGCTTCTGCATCCATGCTGGCAGGGTCTTAGCCCATTCGCTGACGGGCGTGCGCTGATAGCCGTCAACCACTACCACGGTGCCATCAGCATCACGCTCGATCTGATCGGCGCTCAGCTTGGTCTTGAGCACCATGTCGGGGTCATGCACGATGTCAGCCAGCGCCGTTACTGCTGGTGTGACCAGCTCCAGTTCGCGGACTCGTGCTTCAAGGGTTGCGATGCGCTGATCCTTTTCCGTCGTCGCCTCACGGAACTGCTGCTCCAGAGCCTGTCGCGCTTCTTGGTATTTGCCCTGTGATTCGAGCTGCTGCTGCTCGTGGTTGCGCTTGAACTCCAATAGCTCATTGACATCAACACCATCTGGCAACGCTGGCGCCTTCTTGGCAGCGCGTAACTCAGCGATCAGCTCTTTATTCTTGCGCTCAAGCGCCTCTACACTGCGTTGCAATGCGTCGTTGTTGTCGCCCCCAACAGCCGCAGGCTCCTGGGTTTGTGTTTCATCAGACATGGATAAGCCGCAGGCTTAATTACGCTGCCATCGTAATGGCGCGTGGTGATCGTGTCAAAGCGTGAATGGGACACCCCAATCCGTGAGCCATGGAATCTGCTGATTAAGCAGTGCCTTGATGCAGTAGATCGCCATGAGCATCTGTACCGCAGTAGCGGCAATGGCTGGCATGCAGCTAAAGCTCAGGATCTGCGGTGGTACGTTGCCGAGCTAAAGGACTGGATCCACCATCAAGAAGCGGTTACCACTTTACCTTGTCCGCCCAATATGCCGGAGACATCTTGCCGCGAGCAATGTTACTAGCGTGCCTTGCCTTAAAGGATGCCCGCCTAGCTTTGTCTGCTGCTGACTCGTTTTTGCGTGGCGGACTGCCGCTGACACCTTGCTGACCAAACCGGATCAGTTTGACGATCTCGCCTTCCTTGGCCAGCACCGCATGTGATTTGGTCGGATGATTTGGTGTCCGCTTGGGTTTGTTGTAACCCTCAAACTGCTCGCCGCGATAGGCAATCACGACCGGTCGCCGCGTTTCATTTCTTCTTGCCCCCCTTCTTGGGCATGGGTTTTTGAGGCTTGGCTGGTCCGGTGTACTTAGGCATCACTTCTTACCTTTGAGTTTGCGGGCTTTACCGGCTTCAGATAGAGCAATGGCTATTGCCTGCTTGCGGCTTTTGACCTTTGGTCCCTTGCCGGGGCCTGGCTTGCCGCTTTGCAGTGTCCCTTGCTTGAACTCGCTCATCACCTTGGCGACTTTCTTGTCCGCCTTGGTCGGCTTCTTTGCCATGCCGCCATTCCTCAATGCCTACCAGCAGGCTAGCTCCATCTGCTGTTGCCCATCCTTTGTCGGTGTAGATCGCTGGCACCCATGCCTCGCCAGCCAATGCTTCAACAGGATCTGAGCTGACAGCAAACAGTCCCTCGTTGCGAAAGTGCCGCAGGTTAGGCAGGTCCATATCGTTTGCGGAGTTGCTCTAAGGTTAACTCTGACCCATCATCACGTACCAACTTGGCGATGGCATCGCGTGGGCCGTATTTCTTGGCAAGCCGGTTGAAGTATGCAACCTTGCCTGGGCCAAGCGCATCAGCTTGTACGCTGCGTGGCTGCTTGGATAGCCATTCTCCGTAACTCTGGTCAATCGGCACCTGGCCATCCTTGCTGGCGCGGGTTGCTGTCGTTGACGGCGGCAGGATGTCTGGGTCGATGATTGGTACGGTCGTGCTGCGGCAGTTGAAGTGCTGCGGCGGCATCGGGCCTTTGCCGTACTCAAACTCCTTGCCGTCAAGCGCTCGGCAGATTGCGCTGGTGCGAGTGTCGAGGGTAGCAACGTACCTGTAGCGCGGCGTAATGTCTTGATTGGCCTCGTAGACCTGCTGACTGGCGGTGTTGGCTACTTGGTTAATGCTGGTGCGTATCAGGGCGATAACTTGATTGTCTGCTACTGCTGTTGCCTGCCCGCCTGCAGCGATGAGCTGCTTAACGGTCTTGGCTTCCTCGCCAAATTGCAGGCTGCCGATCAGTCGCTTAGCAATGGCAGGCGTGGGCTCACCAGTCAGCAGTCCCTGCCGTACCACCTGGCTGAACCGCTCGGCCTGATCGACGGCGATGCCCCGGAACGCCTTGGTAACTACCTCGCCATTTGGCAACGTGATCGTGGCACCCTGCGCAGCGGTCAGATTGAACGTAGCCGGGGCGCCTTGCACTGCTGCGAATAGGTCATCACTCAGCGCCACCACATTGAGCTGTGTCGGGTCGGTGGTAACAACCGACTGCGCAAACTGCGGGCTGATCTCCACGGTGTTGACCGCATCCCGCGCGCCAGCCGGTAATGCTTTGCGAAGCTGATCGGTTACGAACTCGGATTGCAGCTGCGCGATACCCTGCAGCTCAGTTGCTGTGATCTCCGTTGCATCACCCGCCCAGGTGCCGAGGCTGTCCTTTAACTGCGCAAGGATGGCCCGCAGCCTGGCTGCCTTTACAGGTGCAGCAAGTTCGTCGATAGTCCGCAGTTGATTAACCGCATCAATGATGATGTCGTTGTAGGCGTTGATGATGCGCCGCGCAACGCTATTGCTATACCTGTTCAGGTCGATGGCGTTGCGATATAGCGCTTCTGGTGTGCTCACTGTCCATCAGACGGTAGATCAAGCCCCGCATTGGATGTAGCCTCCAGCTCTTCATCTACATCGAAGTTGTCACCCAGCACATCGCCTTCAGCTAGCTCACGCAGCAGGGTTTCCTGGCTGATGGTGCCAGCGGTGTAGAGCGACAGCAGCGCAGTGATGTCCTGCGGCTCAAGGCGTGCGCCAAGGAAGTCGCGGTTGACATAGCTGCTACCGGCAGCAGTTGCATTGCCGAGATACTGCGCGTGAAACTGCAGGCAGTTGTCGATCATGTCTTGCATATTCTGCGCAATCACCATCATGGTGCTATCGCCCTGGCTACGATCGATGCGCTTTGCCTCGGCCGTCTCGGCACTCAGCTTCTGGCCTAGCACTGCGGACAGTCCTAGCTCATTGATCTGCAGCGCAAGCTGCTCAAGCCTGCGGAATTGCGCGTCAAAGCTGCGCCCGGCTGGCTCGATGTACTCGGCGCGGCCTTCAGCTGGAAATGCGATCGCTTCGCCGGGCCCGGCTGATACCTCTTCGGCTGCTGACGGGAACCCGTAGAACGCCAGCATCGGCACTGCTGAGATGTGCAGTTGGTTATCAAGATCCGACTGCACCTGATAGGTCTTGAGGTTCAGTTCTGCAATGTCTTCCAGCGGCGGGCGGGATTCCATGAAGTCATGGCGCTGCGCATAGGCAATGGTGAATGGGATCTGATTGAGGCTGGTGCGGCCTTCATCAACGACGGTGAACTCACCGCTGTCGGCCTTGCGATGGATGCGGTACTCGCCAGGCGTGAGGACACGAACCTGCTCGATGGCCTTTTCGCCAAACTCGCCATCTGGCACCGTGACCACTTCCGATAGCCGCAGCTGGGTCAGCACCTGCCTGCCTTCTTGCGTCTCGGTGCGCCAGCCAAGGATCTGCCGGGGTGTGTAGGTCACCCAGTAGGGTCTACCGCCATTAGATGGTGCATCCACCAACGTACCAATGTGGCCATATCGCACCATCTTGCGGGCGGCTTCATACGTCCACACATTGAGGTCGTTGCCTTGCAGGTCTACGTCAAACAGCTGCTCACGGATGATGTCGGCGGTGTCATCCAACCTGACGGGCTTACGGGTAAGCATTCCCGCCAGCATTCGCTCAAGGCGGATGTAGTACGGCGGGCAGACGCTACGGGATAGGCGGTTGTCGTAGGACTCATCCAACTCGCGGGGCTCCTGCGGCAAGTAGCGGCGATGCTTTTTACGCATGCCATAGGTGCCCTGCAGCAGATCCTCAATTAGCAGCCAGTGCGGCTCTTGCGCGTACCAAGGCGTATTAGGGTCATTGACCTTTGCTACGGTGCGCTGCGCTAGCGGCCGGTCATAGAAGTTGTAACCGCTATACACGAGCGCTAACCGCTGAGAATGCCATCAGTTTACGGCTTCAGTCATTGATGGGCTGTCTAGTAGAGCCTGATGCCAGTGCTGCGGCCAGCACCAGCGTGCAATGGGTTGAACTCACGCCACACCAGGTAGCCGAGCGCGTCGTTCATGTGATCGAACCCTGCATCCTTGTCAGGTTCGCCCTTGTCGCTGTAGCACTGCAGCTCTAGGCACTCAATCACGCGGCGGCAACCCTGCGCCACCTGCAGCCGTACCTGTCCTTTGCCGTTCTCCAGTAGCGCCTGCACGGCCGCTACCCGATCGCGCACTGGCGGGTTACTACGTGGTGACTGATTCGACATGCCGTAGGACTCTAGGATCTGGATGTCGGTCTGGCTGGCGTTGGTGCTGCGGCTGCCGCCGCTGGCGTCTGGGTAGATGTAGATCTGCTGCTGCGGATACCGCCTGCGGATCTCCTGGGCCAAGGCGTCGGTGTCGTGCGCACCGGCGATCTCGTCAACCACCAGCAGGCCATTGCTGAGCCGCACGGCGATCACGGCAGACATGTTGCCCACGTTGAAGTCAATGCCAACGCGGATCGGCTCGCGGGTGATGTCCGGACAGTGTACGGACACATGCTTTGCCCGGTCAAAGCGGTCATATACCTGCCCAGTTGTCAGGTTGACGAACTCGCCGTCTAGGTATGCCCGTAGCAGGCTCGGGTCGTAGTTTGCCTGCAGCCGCTCGATAAAGTCTGGCGGCAGGTGTGGGTTGTCCGCCGTGCGCATTTTGATTAGCTGCCGGTCTGGGCGCTGCTTGGCATCATCGCTGCCGAATGTGTTCCACATCCACCGGAAGCCTTCTGGCGTTGATGCCGCGCCGAACTGCCGCACATTGCCCGAGCGCAAACGGCCGAGGATCTTAGGGAATGCCTTGTTAGCAATGCTTGGCGTTACGGTGTCGATCTCATCAGCCAACACCCAGGCAAGGTTTAGACCGATGATGCGCGACCAGTTCTCAAAGCTGCGGCACAGAATCTTGGTATCACCGCCTGGCAGGTGCAGCATGTACTCCGGCAGTGGGCTAGCGCGGAAGGTGTACGGGATGTCGTACGCCTCAAGGAACGCCTCAAAGTCCGTCTGCCAAATGTCCCGGATCAGTGGCCCGGTCGGCTCCATCACGCAACCGATGAAGCCCTGATTGACCGCGGCCAGCATCACAGCCTTGGCGCATAGCGCCCTGGTCTTGCCAGCGCCATAGCCAGCGCTGATGCCAAGGATCTGCGTGGCGGTGTCATCCACAAACGCAAGCTGCCCAGGGTGCAGGTCTGCGCGGATGCGGGTCAGCAGGTCAGCGGTGTCCTCGGGCGTCTGCTGCTGCATGAATGACAGCAGTGGTACTGGTTCGCAAATGCCGCTGACAATGCTCACGACATCTCAAACCGCAACAGTCTGGCTTGCTTGTCCAGTGCAATAAGCGCCGTGTTGAGCTGATCTTTCTCGGCAGCGCGGCGTTCGTATTCCATCGCTCGTGCAATGGCCGCTTCAAGCCACTGCGACCGTTCCAGCTTGGCATCAGCAGACAGCAGCTCGCGAGCGCGGGCGATATAGGAATCAACTTGGCGATCACCTATCCCCCAGTTTTCCGCGGCAAACTGAATAATCTGTTTTCTGCTATGAGCGCGCAAGAGCAAGTCATAGACAGCATTTGTGCGCTGTTCTGACTCTGTATTGTTGCACTTGCGCGCCATTGTATTATTCCCGGATTTGGACTGGCATCACCAGATAAGTCTGGCCGATGACGACAGGCGAGGTAGATGTGTTGGCCTGAATGGTAATCATAGTGTCAGTGTATCCCTTCAGTCCATCCATAAGGTAATGGACGTTGGCGGCCAGTTGCGGCAGCTTGCCATCACATGCGACCGATTCAGCGCCGCTGCTGGTTTCGGATTCGGCGGTCACTTCAATGGCGCCAGCCTTGACGGTCAGTCGCACGATGTCATTAGGCGAGACGCACGCGATCCGCTCCAGTGCTGCGAGCAATGCCTCGCGGTTGCAGGTGGCCAGGGTCTTGAAGGTGGCAGGGATCAGCTGCTGCACTGATGGATAGGTGCCATCGAGCGTGCGCGTGATCATGCGCGTGGCAGTGTCCAGTTGGATTGCGATGTGGCCGCCATCCACGGCAAAGGATGCAGGGTTCCGCACCTGGGTCATGGCGCGGGATGGGATGACCACATCCATCACAGGCGCATTGGTCGAGATGGTGCGTACCGCGAGACGGTGTCCGTCGGTAGCTTCCATGCGCAGTTCCTTGCCATCGGAGATCAGGTGAATGCCCGTGAGCACCTGCTTTGATTCATCGTTGCTGGCTGCCACCAGCACAGCAGCCAGAGGCGCCGCCAGGTCGATCGCAGTGCCCCAAGCGGCGTCCACTGCGGGCAGGCCGGGGAAATCATCCGCAGAGGCCGCTGAGAGGCTGTAGGAGCCGCCTGCGGTGGCCAGTGCGACGCGATCACCGTCAAGAGTCAACGAAACCACGCTGGCGCCGTCCAGCCGGCCTGTGATGTCCGCCAGCAGGCGATGCGGCACGACGGTCGCTCCGGCGGTGTCAACCATGGCATCGATGCTGGTCTGTATGCCGATGCTGAGGTCATAGGCGGTGAGCTGCAGCTTCCCGCCATCAGCGCGGAGCAGTACGCCAGAGAGGATCGGATGCGTCTTGCCATTGCCGACGGCACGCGCCACAGCACGCAGCGCACGGCTGAGGTCGGATTGGGTGCAGGTGATCTTCATTGAGCAGCAGCTTCGGAAAGGGAACAAAGGATGCCATCACAGTCGGCTTGGAATGATGCCACCAGCTCCAGTGGGATGGGGCGGTCATCATCCTGCGCGTTGTCGCGGATGGCATCGGCATAGGCGCGTGCCAGCACCAGCGTGTCATGCAATCGGTTGATGACCGGCGACTGCTTGGCGGTGATGTTGATCAAGTCTGGTGATGACATAAGCAACGAGATATTCAACCTGCAGCCGAGGCAAGTCACCGCGCATGGCGCTAACTGCATCAGCAACCAGCGCATGGTAATCCACCGTGGTCAACCGTGCAGCAGGGAGGCTTAACGCTCTGTCACGGATGAGCTGCGCTCTGGTGGTGCCAGCGGTGGACACCTGCTGGTCCAGGGCGGCGATGTCTGACGGCTGAAAACGGACTTTGATCTCTTGCATGGGGGGTTTTGAGGTTGGACGGGGTTAGACGGCTTGGTATGACTGGCTTTGTCCGACCGTCTAACCAACCTAACCTCTTATACAAAGTAAGTAAATAGAGGGAGGGGGGGGTACGGGGTAACTCTGTAAGGGAGGTGGGTCAGTCCGGAGGTTAGGCGGCTGAGATGCGCTGCAGCGCAAGGCGTCTGGCCGTCTAGCCCTTAGGTTGGTCGTCCAACTGGTAGTACCAGCGACGTTTGCCGGATGATTCACGGCGTTTGGTCCAACCCAGTTCCTTCAGGATGGATGCGACCTGCATCTGGTCCACCTTGGTCTGGCGCTCCATGGGCTTCTGGATGGCCTTGGCGAGGATCTCCTCAGAGGTCAACACCTCCATGGATCGGCGGTCAGCAAGGTATCCAAGGATGGCTGAACGCCACGGTGATTCAATCATGTAGGCATCATTTTCCTGCTGAACTGCAACTTCCATTGCAACCGGCAGGCGGCTAGTTTCACCGCTTCGATATGCCTGAACAGCAGCCGCCCAGATCGCATCGCGCTCCATGAGAAGCATTGCAGTGTTAATTTGATCGACTTGCGTTTTAGTCGTTGGGATTACCCAAAAGCGACGATTTCCGGTTTCATCAACCAAGAATCCCGTGGTCTTGTTGGTGGTGCCAACGATAATGCCACGCCTAGGAAAGGCCTCAACAGCTTTACCGTATGGCACCCGAAGTAGATCAACGGCTTGCGATAAGAAGGCCTTAACTTGGCCAGCGTGCTTACGGTTAGTGATGTGATCTAGCTCTGCCCATTCCATAATCCAAGAGCGGTGAAGCACCATTACATCGTCCTTGGTGCTGATATCGCCTAGGGCGTCGGAGTAAAACGGACCACCGAGACATCCCCAAAAGCTGGACTTGTACGCGCCTTGATCGCCCATGATGACGCAGGCGGTGTCGTGCTTGTAGCCGGGGTCAAATGCCCTAGCGACGGCACCGATCAGGGTCCGCTTAAGCATCTCGTCGTAAATGGTCGGCCCATCCGCTTGGTCAATAGGGCGCAGGTAAGCGGTGGCCAAGCCGTCGATGTAGGCCGGCTCGACGTGCTGCTCGCAGTGGAGTAGGTATTCGGTGACGGGGTTGTAGGGGTTTTCACTGGCCACCTGCACTAGGCAGTCGATAGCCAGCTCCTTGCCGACCTTGTAACCCATTTCGGCCAGCTTTAGGTAAAAGCGGTCAGCCCCGTCGATGACTTTGCCTTTTATCTCGATTTGCTGGGTAAAAAGGTTGTAGCGGATCTCATCGGACTGGCTGCGCAGCAACGCCAGCAGCTCTGCAGTTTCCAGCTTTTCCGGTTTGGTAATGATCGGCGGTTTGTCGTCTCCACCGCCAGCAGGGTCAGCGGCCACACTCCGGCTTGGGTCACGGCGCGATGGCCGCCAGCCATCTTTCTTGGCCATGTCGCCAAGGGTGCCAAGGCTGATGCCGGACTTTTTGAAGCTGCGCCATTTGCGTTGGCAGTCGCTGGGTTTGTGCTTGCCGGACTGCGTTGACCAGTGCTCCCAGTCATCAAGCAGGCTGTCATCGCCAAGGCTGTGCAGCGCCATGCCGACGGCTAGCCAGTCGTCGTAATCATCAGCGCGGCTACCGGAGAGCGCTTCAAGGTATGACCGCGCCCTGGCTGCGTCGTCAGTACCGGTAGCCACCAGCAATGGCGCCGGCTCGGCTGCTGGTTTGAGCATCCGCTCAATCAGGCGCAGCGGCGCTTCGGCTAGGTCGAGGTCTTCAGGGCTGTATTTAGCAACCCAGTGGTAGCCGGTGGTGGTTGGGTGCGCGCCGGCAACAACGGACTGGCACCCAGTCCAGCGGAGTTCGATCTGCTCAGGCTTGCCTTCGGAGTCAGTGACACCGGATTTGTATTTCCGCGTGGCGATGCCAGCCCAGTAATGCTCGGGTACGCGGTAGATGACTTGGAACCTACCGTCGCGGCCTGATGTAACGGTCCACGAACGCGGCAGGGACGACATGGGACAACCCCAGTCGCGCAGGATGGTGCTGGCGCTGCGGCCATCGTGATCCAAGAACAGCAGGCCACCGGATGGCACACCGCAGCAGACGCCGATCGCTTTGGCGTGGCCAGCGTCTAGTTCAGCCTGTAAGCCGGCTTTGTCCAGTGGTCGCTCCTGCCACTTGGTTTGGTATGGACGCTTCTGGTCATCCACAGCGACATAGCCCCAGCCGTCCGGCAGGCGCGCAAGCTCTTTAGAAAGGGTCATCACTTGGTTGCCGGCAGGATGCCGTCGCGGTGCAGGCGCATGGCCTCGGCCACGACAAGCCGGATTACAGCGCTTCGAGAAAGGCCGTCGGAGCGGCGGGCATCAAGCCAGCGGACCTGCTCCGGCGTAAAGAGAACCGAGATGGGATGCACGATTTCGGTTGAGGGCTTGCCAAGCTTAGCGACTTTGGCTAAGGTGTCAAGGCACTGCTGGCTTCCCCATGGAAACCATGCCTTGTCCAAAATGCGGGCAAGAATCACCGTTCAAGCTTCGACCCGATACCCAGCATCACGGCGAAATTCGCTGCGCTACGCATGGGCATATGTGGATCTCAAAGCCAAGCGAACTGAAAACCCTCCGCCGCAAAGTCAACCGCGATTTGTTTGACTTGGTGGCGGATGATATGCGGGATTATTGCTGGATTTGTTTACGTGATCGCGCACTGCTTAAATTACTTCAGCCAATGCTACCGCTTGAGGCGCATCACATTATTGAAGTCAAAGATGGCGGCGCAGATGTACCCGACAACATCATGATTGCGTGCAAAGAATGTCATTCTGGCATTCATCGCATTCGTGAAGCTTTTAACCGTTACAAGCCATGCAACTAAGGCCCTACCAGCAACAGCTAGTAACCGACATCCGCCTGCAGTACCAGCTAGCCCACCGCAAGGTGCTGGCAGTGCTGCCGACTGGCGCTGGCAAGACGGTGTGCTTCAGCCACATTGCCCAAGCTGCCGCCAAGAAAGGTAACCGCGTGCTGATCGCGGTGCACCGCCAGGAGCTGCTGGATCAAGCGTGCCGCGCATTGCCGATGCCGCATGGTGTGATCGCCGCCAACCGCGCAATGGACCTATCCGCAGCAGTGCAGGTGGCCAGTGTGCAGACCTTGGCCCGCAGGCTCCATAAGCTGCCGCGTGACTTCTTTCAGCTGGTGATCATCGACGAAGCCCACCACAGCAATGCCGGCACTTGGGCGCGCACGCTTGAGCACTTCCACCAAGCGCACCTGCTAGGCGTCACCGCAACACCGATCAGGCTTGATGGCCGCGGCCTTGGCGAGCACTACCAGGCAATGGTGGAAGGCCCCAGCGCTGCCTGGTTAACCGACAACGGCTACCTAGCACCTGCGCGAGTGCTAGCGCCGCCGGGCTTCGATACCATTGGCCTGCGCAAACGGATGGGCGACTTCGACACCAAAGAGGCCGAGCACCGGATTGGCACGATCATGGGCGACTGCCTGAGCCACTACCGCAAGCACCTCGATGGCCAGACGGCAATCGCGTTCTGCTGCAGCGTTGCCCATGCCGAGGCGGTGGCGGCATTGTTCCTGCAGGCTGGTATCCCAGCCGCCAGCATCGACGGCAGCATGGATGCCACCACGCGCCGCCAACTGCTGAGCGACCTTGGCACCGGCCGCATCAAGGTGCTCACCAGCTGCGCGCTGATTGGCGAAGGCGTGGATGTGCCGAGCGTCGGGGGCTGCATCATGCTGCGCCCCACGGCCAGCGTGGCACTGCATCTGCAGATGATCGGTCGCTGCCTTAGGCCATCGCCCGGCAAGGCTGCTGCGGTAATCCTGGATCACGTCGGCAACACCTTGCGACTCGGCCACCACCTAGAGCCGCGTGAGTGGACTTTGGAGGGCCTAGCTAAGCGTGACCGCTCCGCAGCGCCATCGGTCAAGGTGTGCCCGCAGTGCTTTGCTGCAATGGCTAGCCAGGCTAAGCAGTGCGGTGAGTGCGGCCATACGTTTGCCGCTGAGGTGCGTGAGCTGGAGCAGGTTGAGGGGGAGTTGGTTGAGATTGCTGCCCGTGAGCGGAAGCGTGAGCAAGGGGGGGCGCAATCGTTGCAAGACCTGATCGCATTGGGTCAGCGCAGGGGGTATAAGAAGCCACGCGGCTGGGCTGAGCGGGTGTACCAGGCCAGACTGGCTAAGAGGCATGGGCTGTGACGCTCCGTCTCCTTGACACCTTCAGCGGCATCGGCGGGTTCTCGCTGGCTGCTCGCTGGCTTGGCGGGATCGAGACGGTGCAGTTCGTGGAACGCGATCTGTACTGCCAGCGCATCCTGCGCAAACATTGGCCCGACGTACCGATTCACGATGACATCTGCACCTTCAAGCCAGAGCCGGGTTCAGCTGACGTTGTTTGCGGAGGGTTCCCTTGCCAGGACATCAGCACCGCAGGCAAGCAAGCCGGCATCCAGCGCGGCACTAGGTCTGGCCTGTTCTATGAACTCATGCGAGTCGTTCGCATGGTGGGACCGCGCTACATCGTCCTGGAAAACGTCGCAGCGATCACTTCTAACGGAATGGACACCGTTCTCGGGGAGCTGGCCGAAGCAGGGTTTGATGCGGAATGGGCGTGCATCAAGGCGTCTGATCTGGGCGCCTGCCATCGCCGGGACCGGTGGTGGTGCGTTGCCTACGCCAAGGGCCAACAGTGCGATGACATGCGAACTGCGTGGACAGGCCGACAAGCCGAACCCCAATCTGGAGACGGTGATCGGGCGGATGCTGCCCGCAGAGGGGACGAAGGACCCGACATCCTCCTTGAGATGCTCGAATGTCGCCGGCAGGACGCTGCCCACACCATCGACATCAGACCACGTAGACAGGACGTACCACTACCCTCCTTGCACCGGGCTGACCAGGGGAGAAAAATTGGTTTGGGCGCTGGGATCGGAATTGGGCCACAACAATGGCAAAGATGGCCAACCGGGCGTCAATCGCTCAATCCCGACTGGCGATCCTATGTATCTGAACCCGTCCTTCGTCGAGGAGATGATGGGCTTTCCGGTCGGGTGGACCGTTTGAAGGCACTAGGCAATGCCGTGGTGCCTCAGGTAGCCGCCATACCATTGGCGCGTGTGCTTGATCTAGAGCATGTCAGAGCAACAGATCCAGCAGCACATTCGACTTGCCCTTAGCCGCGGCCCGGTGCGCCTGTATCGCAACAACACCGGCACGTTGCGCGACCAGCATGGCCGCCCGGTGCAGTTCGGCCTGGCGGTTGGCAGCGCTGACCTGATCGGCTGGCGCACGGTGACCGTCACGCCTGAGATGGTCGGCCAGCGCATCGCCGTCTTCACCAGCATCGAGGTCAAGACCGCTACCGGCAGGCTCCGGCCAGAGCAGCAGCAGTGGCTCGATGCGGTGCAGGCAGCAGGCGGGATTGCTGGTGTGGCTAGGTCCGTCGAGGATGCGTTACGGATTACGACGGCGGACGGTTGACGAGGGCGGCATAGGGTGTAGGATACGCACAAGCCGGAAGACCCGGCGCCCCAACCCGAGAGCCATGACCGCCGCAACCGCAACCGCAACATGCACCTGCCCCTTCTGCGGCGGATCAGGGAAGCTGCACCACTTCTCCCACATTCAAAACGGCGACTGCTTTGCCTGCGGCGCCACTGGCGAGCTGCGCGACATCAATGCCTTCATTGGCGACAATTCGGATCTGGTGCTGACGGTTTACGTCAACAACGGCACTTTCAGCGGAGCCGAGATTCGTCGCCGCACTTGGAAGATCGCATCATCCAGCATTGGCCAATACAAGGAGTGGGGCCGCGACAGCTTCTTCCGTGTCATTACTGACGCAGACGAAGCCCGCCAGATTTGGCGCAATGCCAAGCGCCTCGGCGTTCTGACTGAGCTGGTGAACTAAAACCCACGCGGCCTGCCGGAGCCGCACCCAATCCGGCATCCACATTGCGACCCCAACCATGGATCTGATTCTCTGGCTGCTGCTGCCTCTGCTGCTGGTGGTAGCTGTCATCCTCTGGCTCACCGAGAGCCGCGAGCAACGCATCCGCCGCTGGTACAAGCAAGGCATGAGCCAGCGGCGTATTGCTGATCGGCTGTGCTGCAGCCGTTACGCCGTCCGCAAGGTGCTGGCATGAGCAACGTCATCTGCTTCCTCATCGCCGCGGCCACTGCTGCATTCATTGGCATTCAGGCCGCCGACATTCCACCTGCCACTCATTCCGGCACGCAGTCCTACATCCGCAAATGACCTCCTCTGATTCCTACTGGACGCTGCAAGCCGCCATCGCATACGGCGGTGGCTTCATGCGGCGCCTTGCTGAAGCCGGCATTGCTGCCGATCCCAACAACCGCCAGCGCCTGCTGCTGGCATTCCCGGAGCTGCAGCAGTGCTACGGCCCGCAGACGTTCCTACACCGCCAGGCGCGAGGTAACGCATGATCAAAACTTCTCGACAGGATCAATGTTGCATGAATTGCAATTATTGGAGTGGGACTGAAAAAGACAGCGAGCATTTCTGCCGTAGATATGCGCCACGTCCGCACTCTCCAGTCCCTCCCGATAAAGAGCTTATCGCTTTGTGGCCAAGCACTTGGGACGCTGATTGGTGCGGCGAATGGGAGGCCAACGCATGACCAGCAACGCCGACTACCACGCCGACCCGGCGATCAGTGCCAGCCACCTGCACGCAGTAGCCGCCAGCCCCTATCACTACTGGAAGCGGTTCATTGATCCGAACCGCCCGGTGGTGCCGCCTACTGCAGCCATGCGCCTTGGCAGCCTTGTCCATTGCGCGGTGCTTGAGCCTGACGAGTTGAGCGCGCGCTACGGCATTGCGCCCGATCGCCGCACCAAGGAAGGCAAGGCTGCCGCTGCTGAGATGGAGGCCGTCGGTATCGAGCCGGTGTCAGCCGCCGACATGGAGCAGGCCATGGCCATGAGCGCCAGCGTGCGCAGTCATCCTGATGCTGCGGCCCTGCTCAAGACCGGCAAGGCTGAGCAGTCCTTCTGGTGGGATGACACGATCAGCGGTCTGCGCTGCAAGTGCCGCCCGGACTGGATGACCAATGACACGCTGGTGGATCTCAAGACCTGCACGGATGCCAGCCCTGCCGGCTTTGCCAGGTCGGTGGCGCACTGGCGGTACCACGTACAAGCCGACCACTACCAGGCCGGCACCTTCGCGCGGCGGTTTGTGTTCATCGCAGTCGAGAAGACCTATCCGTTCGCGGTTGGCGTCTACGAGCTGGACAACGACGCCATGGATCATGCCATCGTGCTGCGGCGGCAGAACCTGGACACCATCGCAGACTGCCGCGCGATCAGCGAGTGGCCCGGCTACAGCACGCAAACCATCAGCCTGCCGCGGTGGGCACTGCAGACCTCTGACACCATCACATCCGATGACTTCTAGCTCCCTTGCGCTCTGGACCCCAGAGCAGACGCAGCTGATCGCTACCACCATTGCGCCCGGGTGCAGCAGCGATGAGCTGCGCCTCTTCGCCTACGCCTGCCAGCGCACTGGCTTGGATCCGTTCTCAAAGCAGATCTACGCCATCAAGCGCGGCGGCAAGATGACCATTCAGGCTGGCATCGACGGACTGCGCGCCATTGCTGAGCGCACTGGCGAGCTGGACGGCAGCCACACCGAATGGTGCGGTGATGATGGCCAGTGGTCTGATGTATGGATCAGCAGCAAGCCACCGGCAGCAGCGAAGACCACCATCTGGCGCAAGGGTTCATCTCATCCATTCACCGGCGTGGCACGGTTCGCGGACTACAACGCCGGCCAGGGATTGTGGTCCAAGATGCCAGCCGCAATGATCGCCAAGTGCTCTGAGGCCCTTGCCCTTAGGAAGGCATTCCCCGCCAACCTCAGCGGCGTCTACAGCACCGACGAGATGGAGCAGGTCGAGGTGCAACCCGTCACGGTTACTGCAGCGCCTGCACTGCCTGCCGGCGATGCCAAGCTGTTTGCAGCTGGCAAGGCTGCCATCGCCAAGGCCAAGACGATGGACGATCTAGCCAAGGTGACCACACGCATGGAGGCCCGCAAGGGTGACCTGAGCGATGAGCAGAATGAGCAGTTGATGCAGCTGGCGCTTAGCCGCGAGGCTGAGCTGACTGCGCCAGCCGAGGAGGATCCATTTGATGATGACTGAGCCTTACCTGACCACTGAACAGCTAGCCGCCCGATGGGGCGTCAAGCCGAGCACGATCAAAGGCCAGCGCGCGCGGGGCTCAGGGCCACGCTATGTGACCCTGCCGCGCCTCGCTACGCCAGCCGGCACGCCGCGGGTGCAGTACCCACTGGCTGATGTGCTGGCCTTTGAAGAATCCAACTCCATTACACCGATCAACCCATGAGTCTCTACGCATCCGGCATTGTCCGCATCATCAGCGATCCACAGCTCAAAGCATTTGAAAGCGGCACTATGGTCTGCAACTTCGGCGGTGGCATTCAGGAAGGCAAGGACAAGAACGGCGAATACATCAACAATGCGATTGATGTTGAAGCATGGGGCAAGACCGCTGAGATCATCGTGGATAAACTGAAGAAAGGTGATTCAATCTTTGTATCTGGCAACCTACGGATGCAGGAATGGCAGGATAAGGACAGCGGCACCAAGCGCCGCAAGCATGTGCTGAGCGTGCAGCGGTTTGAGTTCCTGCCGCGCGTCAAGGCTGACGAGGACGTGTTCTGATGGGCTACCTGATCTGGCTGCTGATGATGGCGACTGCCTTTCTGGCGATCGGCAACCATCCCTGGCTGGCGCTGATGGCCCTGGCGCTCTGTTTCACGCTGAGGTGCTGCTGTGATTGAACTCTCCCCCGCTGCGCAGGCGGTTGCATCGGCTTACGACGACACACCTGAGAAGGACACAGGCAACCACCGTTACCTCTGGCTCGCCGCCGCCCTTCGCGCTGCTGCGGATCAGGTGGTGCCGGAGCCAGACGACATCG